TTAACAGAAATCAAAATGGTGTTCCAGTTGTCTCTGGTATTCAAGCTTTAGACCCAACACCATTATCTGATGATTCTACAAAAGTTAATGAGTGGATGCCTGACAGCAGAACATGGGAAGATGTTTATTCTGTAAGAACTTACGATTATTTAGAATTAATCGTTAAGGGTTACACACCAGTTTGGGATAAAGAAGAAAAACGTTTTGTTGCCAAAGAATTGTTGAAAGAAGAAGAAACTAAAAACACTTTAGAATCTGAATTAACAATGGGTCTTGAAAATGTTAAATCTAACATCCAAGCTCAAACGACTACGTCAACAACAGTATTATCTGTTGATGAAGACGAAGATGATTTGCCATTTTAGAATGGTTTTAACAATAGGGGGTGAGAAATTGCCCCCTTTTTTTTCTAAAATAATAAGTAATAAATAATTTAATTAAAAATGGCTAATAAACCAACAAAAAAAACAAGTATTCCAAAGAAAGAATTTAATTTAGATGATTTTAAAGAAAATGAAGGATTAGATAATATTGTAAAAGATAAAGAATTATCTTGGATTCCATTATCTGAAGCTTTTCACGACGCCCTAAAAATACCAGGAATTCCAATAGGGTACTTCACCAGTTTCAGAGGTTATTCTAACACTGGTAAATCAACAGCTATGTATGAAGGTGTTGCTGGTTGTCAAAAATTAGGTATTTTACCTATCATTTATGAAACTGAAGGTAACTGGAATTGGGAACACGCTAGAAATATTGGTGTTGAATTTGAAGAAGTTGTTGATGAATCAACAGGTGAAATTCTAAACTACAAAGGTGATTTTATTTTCATGCAAGGTCCAGATTTAGTAAAGCGTTATCAGAACTTTGACCACCAACATAGTAAAATGGGTCTTAAACCTATGCGTTACGAACCAGTTGTTGAAGATATATCAGCACACATGCATCATATCTTAGATAAACAACAAGAAGGTGTGTTACCAAGAGATGTTGCTTTTTTCTGGGACTCAGTTGGTTCAATTAACTGTTTCAAAGGTGCTACATCAAAAACAACAAATAATCAATGGACAGCTGGTGCATTAGCTAACTGTTTTAAATCACTTATCAATTACAGAATTCCAGCGTCAAGACGTGAAGATTGTCCTTATACAGCTACATTTGCTGTTGTACAACAAATATGGCTTGATAATGAAAACAAAGTTATTAAACACAAGGGCGGTGAGGCTTTTTTCTATTCACCAAGACTTATTGTTCACTTTGGTGGTATTCTAACACACAGTACAGAAAAGCTTAAAGCTACTTTAGGTGGTGAAGAATATGAATTTGGTGTTGAAACTCGTGTTAGATGTGAGAAAAACCAAGTTAATGGTGTTGTACAAAAAGGTAAGATTGCATCTACGCCTCATGGTTATTGGGCTCCAGATAAGATAAATGACTATAAAGACAAGCACAAAGAGTTTATAAAAGCTCACTTGAATACTGAATATGATGATTTTATCATTGAAAAAGAAGAAATTGGATTAAGCAACAAAGATATGTCTGCTTAATAGTAGTAACACTTAAATTAAAAATTTTGAATAAAAGACCACCTAAAAATGGTGAAATAAGGCAAAAAATACAAAACACTTTATTGGTAGACGGAAATGCCTTGTTTAAAACAGGGTATTTCGGTGCCAAGGGTGAGTATAATTACAAAGGCCAACACATCGGTGGTATATATCAATTTATTACTATATTAAGAAAATTACTATCTGATAACATGTATCACAGAGTATATGTTTTTTGGGACGGTAATTTTAGTGGTAAATTAAGATATGAAATATATAACCCATACAAAAGCAGTAGGGGTAAAGACTACATAAATGGCACACAACCTATAGACGAAGAAGAAGTTCGGGAAAGAAGGGTTGTTATGCAATACCTAGAAGATTTATTTATTAGACAATTAAAACACGAAGTTATTGAAAGTGATGACTTCATAGCATACTATTGTCTTAACAAAAAAGAGAATGAGAAAATAACCATCTGTACCAATGATTCAGATATGGCTCAGCTAATTTCTGAAAATGTTAGAATTTATTTTTTACATTTTAAAAATTATGTTGACACGAGCAATTTTTCTTCGTATTTTTGCTACCACGTAGAAAACGCTGCTTTGGTTAAATCAATGGTTGGTGATAACTCAGATACAATCAAGGGTATTAAAAAACTTGGAGAAGACAGTTTAATTAAACATTTTCCAGAATTGAAACAAAAAAAAGTAAGTTTAACTCAAATACTAGAAAGAGCAAAAGAAATACAACAAGAAAGAAAAGACCAAAAGAAAAAACCTCTAGCTGTTTTAGATAATATGATAAACAGAACAACTGATAGTGTGTTAGGTAATAAAATCTACGAAATAAATTATAAATTAGTAGACCTTAAAAACCCATTTATGACTAAAGATGGTACTAGAGAGTTAGAACTTCTAATAGAGGGTGATTTAGACCCAGAAGGCAGAAGCCTAAAGAATGTTCTTAGTTACATGGAAAAAGACGGTTTAAAAAAACTAATAGGTGAATCTAGATATGAAAATTACCTAATACCGTTTAAAGAATTAATAAATAGAGAAATTAAATAAAAAAAAATATGAACGAATTTAACAAAAACGAAGAATTGAGATATCAATTCGTATTGTATATCAACGACAACATTATTTGTCAAAGATATTTTAACATTATAGGTTTTGATGAGGAATCAGTTGATTCTTTACAGATTAAAGACCTTATGGAAAGTATAGCTGGGGTGAATAATGGAACCCTTGGTTCTTTAGGTATTATACCTAGGTATCTACAGAAAAAATCATTAACCTATATGTGGGATAATTACAACCCTTATTCTATACAACAAGAAGAAAATATTAAGGGTGTTTCCGATAGAAAAGACAATTTCCAATTTGAAATTAAGTTAGACGAAAAATCAATAGCTAAGACTGAGTTTAGTGGAAATTTATTCCCACCAAAAATTAGATATGCTGTTGATGTTAGAGAAATTATTCCTGCTATAATGAATGAAATAAGAACAAGTTTAAGTCAAAAAAAATACACTTTTGACAACAAAACAAAGGCTTGGAGAAAATCTCAAAAAGAATTTTTGGTAAAATAGTTGTTCTATACTACATTATCATATTTATAATAACAAAGTTTCAAAAACTATATAAATGGCAAAACAATTAAAAGAAGATTTTTCATATTTAGGCATAGAATATCAACATAAATTGATATTACAAATGTTAACTGACCAAAAATTTGCGAACACAATTATAGACATAATTGACCCAAATTATTTTCAAGAAACACCATTAAAAACAATAATAACAACCATAAAAGAAGCTAAAGAAGAATACGATATTATTATCGATAAACAAAGCTTAGAATACAGAATTTTAGAAAAATTACCAGATGAGTATAATAAGAGAGCCTTTATATCTGAGCTTAGAAAAATTGAAGAATCTAGTTTAACAGATAGTATTTATGTTCAACAATCTGCTTTAAAATTTTGCAAACAACAAGAACTAAAAAAATCTCTAGCTAAAATATCAACTATTATAGATAGAGGTAATATAGATGATTATGATGAGTGTGAACAAATATTAAGAAAAGCGTTAGAATATGGTAATGCTAACGATGATTCAATGAATGTTTTAGATAATATGGAAAGTGTTTTATTAGACGATTTTAGAAACCCAATACCAACTGGTATTTCAGGTTTAGATGAAATTATGGATGGTGGTTTATCCAAAGGAGAGTTGGCTGTTATATTAGCACCATTTGGTGTGGGTAAAACAACTATGATAACCAAAATAGCAAATACAGCTATGAATATTGGTAAAAATGTTTTACAAATCTTCTTTGAAGACAACCCAAAGGTAATACAAAGAAAACACTTAGCGTGTTGGACAGGTATTGAATTAAATGAATTATCAGCACATAAAGAAGAAATAAGAGCTGTTGTTGAGGGTTTAAAAACCAAAAAGGGACA